GAGATTCTTCTATAGCAGCATCAGGTTTAACAACAATAACATCTACTGGAGGTGGTGGTGGTGGTTCTCCTGGAGCAGGTAGAGATGGTGGCTCAGGAGGTGGAGGTGCTCACGGAGGAGGATCTGGGGGTGCTGCAACAGCTAATCAAGGATTTGCAGGAGGAAATGGAGTTGGAGAATCCACATACAACGGTGGTGGTGGAGGAGGTGCTTCTGCAGCAGGTTCTAATAGTAACACAAGTAACGGGGGTGCTGGTGGTGCCGGGTTGACAATTAATATTACAGGAAGTTCTGTAGCTTACGCTGGTGGTGGCGGAGGTGGAGGTGGAGGAACTGCTGGAAGTGGAGGAACTGGTGGTGGTGGTGCCGGTGGAACTACTACGGGTACAAATGCAACCGCTAATACTGGTGGTGGTGGAGGTGGAGCTCAACACACAAGTGGTGCAGGAGGTTCAGGAGTAGTAGTATTAAGACTACTTACATCTGAATATTCAGGAACTACAACAGGTTCACCAACAGTTACAACCACTGGGGATTATACAATAATAAAATATACATCAAGTGGAACTTATGTTCACAGTTAAAATTAAGTTAAATTAAATTAAATAAATATGAAAAAAATAAATAAAAAACAATTAGAAGAATTGCAAAAGATTAGTAGTTTTATTACTGATCTTCAAACAGAAATAGCAAAAAATACAATTAATAATCATAAGTTAGCTCATGCTTATTCGCAACAAGAAATAAAATTAAATGAGTTAAAAAAAGAACTTCAGGAAAAATATGGCAATATAACAGTTGACGTTAAAACTGGAGAGATAGAAAAGCAACAAGATAATGAGCAAGCTAATAAGAAAAATTAGTATAGGAAAAGACTATAAAGATAACGCTATGCATTACGCTGTAGGTCAAGAAGTTTACGGTGGACATAAAATATGCGATATAATAGAAGAAGATGATAAGTATTCTATATATATCAGAAAAGGTAATGATGTATTACCTTGGAAAGATTTTAATAAAAACATGGCAATATCAGTAGAGTTTAATCTTGAATATTAATGAAACCTATATATAATTTTTTAATAAAACCAAAAAATAAAAGATACGACAATACTAAAAAAATTAATGATACAGAATTAATTTTAAATACAGATATTTCGGATCATAAGTTCATAAGTAGGCAAGCTATAATACATGAAACCCCAATAACAAATGGCAGCAATCTTACTAGAGGCACTGAGCTTTATGTGCATCATAATATATTTCGTCGTTGGTATGACGTTAGAGGTATTGAAAGAAATAGCAAAAGTTATTTCAAAGATAATTTATACTTCTGTGAATTTGATCAAATATTTCTTTATAAAGATAATAAAGATTGGAAAGCGAATGAAGGTTATTGTTTCGTCGCACCCTTGGCAAACGAAGACGATTTTTCAATTGAGAAGGAACAGTCTTTAACAGGTATTGTAAAGTATACTGATAATTCAAATTTATTACAAATAGGTGATAAAGTTGGTTTTACACCCTGGAGTGAATATGAATTTATAATAAATGGTGAAAAGCTATATAGGGTAATGACAAAAGAAATTTCAATTAAATATGAATATAAAGGAAAAGAAAAAGAATATAATCCGAGCTGGGTATAGAGCTGTTGATGAACTTGTAAAAGTTGCTAAAGAAGCTATAGTTGAAACTGAAGATGATGTTTCAGCAGATAGATTAAAAAATGCAGCAGCAACTAAAAAGCTAGCTATATTCGATGCATTTGAAATACTTAATAGAATACAAGCAGAAGAAGCTTTATTAGAAAACAAACCATTACAAAATAAAGAAAAAGCTTTTAGTGGTTTTGCAGAAAAAAGATCTAAGTAATGAGTTATAAACAAACTTTATATCAAGTTATAACACCTATAAAGCAGAACACGATACATAGATTAAATAAAAAGAAAGCTTGGGAGTATGGTTATAACAAAGAGCATGATGTTATTGTTATAAGTAAAACAGGTAAGATAGGAGAGGTTTACGAAATACAAAATTTAAAGATAGCTTTACCGAAAGAAGAAAACGTGTATAGCAAAATAAATAAGTGGACTAGATTCGAATATCCAAAAGAACTAAAGAATATTAAAACAATATTCAACTGGGAAACATATCCTGTAGAGTTTAAAAATAAATGGTATGAATATATTGATAAAGAGTTTACAAGACGTGAAGAAGGCTTTTGGTTTACTAATAAAAACAAAAGTACTTATATTACTGGCTCTCATTACAATTACCTGCAGTGGTCCAAGATTGATGTTGGGAACCCAGACTTTCGAGAAGCAAACAGATTATTCTTCATATTCTGGGAAGCTTGCAAGGCAGACGATAGATGCTATGGAATTTGCTACCTTAAGAACAGGCGTTCTGGATTTTCATTCATGTCGAGTGCTGAAACAGTTAACCAAGCCACAATATCGTCAGATTCTAGATTCGGGATCTTATCTAAGACTGGTGGAGATGCAAAGAAAATGTTTACCGATAAGGTGGTACCCATATCAACACACTACCCGTTCTTTTTCAAACCCATACAGGACGGAATGGACAGACCAAAAACTGAACTTGCCTTCAGGGTACCAGCGTCCAAGCTCACCCGCAAATCCATCACCACCTCAAACACCAGCACCGCCAACGAGATCGAAGGGCTCGATACAACAATAGATTGGAAAAACACAGGAGATAACTCTTATGATGGTGAAAAGTTAAAATTGCTTGTTCACGATGAATCTGGTAAATGGGAAAGACCAGATAATATATTAAATAACTGGCGTGTTACAAAAACAACGTTGAGACTTGGAAGTAGGATTATAGGTAAATGTATGATGGGATCTACTTCAAATGCCTTAGATAAAGGTGGAGATAACTTTAAAAAATTATACTATGACTCAGACGTTACAAAAAGAAACCGCAATGGACAGACTAGCTCGGGACTATATAGTTTGTTCATACCTATGGAATGGAACTACGAAGGATTCATTGATTCTTATGGATTACCTGTATTCGACACACCCGAAACTGCAATTGAAGGACCCTATGGTGATAAAATCGACATTGGTATAATAGAGCATTGGGAAAACGAAGCAGATGGTTTAAAGAATGACCAAGATGGTTTAAATGAATTTTATAGGCAGTTTCCAAGAACAGAAGAACATGCATTCCGAGATGAAACAAAAAATAGTATATTTAATTTACAAAAAATATACGAGCAAATAGATTATAATGAAAATGCTAGATCTACTGGATTAATATCAAAAGGTAATTTTCAGTGGGAAAATGGTGTTAAAGATTCAAAAGTAATTTTTATGCCAGATACAAAAGGCAGATTTAACATTTCATGGGTTCCTCCAGTTCATATGCAAAATAAAATACACATGAACAGAGGAATAAAACAACCTGCAAACGAACATATAGGAGCATTTGGATGTGACTCGTATGATATATCAGGCACAACTGATGGTAGCGGTTCAAAAGGTTCTTTGCACGGGTTAACAAAATTTAGTATGGATGATGCCCCATCAAATACATTTTTTTTAGAATATGTAGCTAGACCACAAACAGCTGAAATATTTTTTGAAGATGTATTAATGGCATTAGTATTTTATGGCATGCCGCTTCTTGCAGAAAATAATAAACCAAGATTATTATATTATTTAAAAAGAAGAGGATATAGGGGTTATTCAATGAATAGGCCAGATAAGCCAGCAAACAAATTATCTGTAGCAGAAAGAGAAATAGGTGGAATGCCTAACTCATCAGAAGATATTAAACAAGTACATGCTGCAGCAATAGAATCTTATATAGATAAATATGTAGGATTACAAGAAAACGGTGATTATGGTAATATATACTTTAACACCACATTAAATGATTGGTCTAAATTTAACATAAATAATAGAACAAAGTTTGATGCGTCTATAAGTTCAGGGTTAGCAATAATAGCATGTAATAGACATTTGTATCAACCTAAAAAATTAAGAACAACTAAAACATTAGATTTTGGTTTTAAAAAATACAATAATCAAGGAAGTATTTCAAAAATAATAAAGTAAATGGATATAGTACCAAGAGGGATATTCCCAAGCCAAACAGTTTCCAATGCTACTAAAGCAAGTGAGCCATACGGATTAGAGGTTGGAAAAGCTATAGAATCTGAATGGTTTAAAAGAGATTCGGGTCCTAATAAGTATTACGCTAATAGAGATCAGTTTCATAGATTAAGATTATATGCTAGAGGAGAGCAATCAATTCAAAAATATAAAGATGAATTATCAATAAATGGTGATTTATCATATTTAAATTTAGATTGGAAGCCTGTACCTATAATACCAAAGTTTATAGATATAGTTGTAAATGGTATTTCAGAAAGAACTTATGATATAAAAGCATATTCCCAAGACCCTTCGTCTGTACAAAAAAGAACTGAATATGTTGAGTCTATAATTAAAGACATGAAAACTGCAGAGTTTAATGACGCTATATATGATGAGTTTGGAATAAATTTATATGATAATGATCCTGATAATTTACCAGAAACCACTGAAGAATTAGAATTACATATGCAACTTGAATATAAAGATTCAATTGAAATAGCAGAAGAAGAAGCTATTGCTAATGTAATGGATCATAATAAATATGATTTAATAAAGAAAAGACTTGATTATGATATAGCTGTTGTTGGTATGGGTGCAGTTAAAAATGAATATACACATTCAGAAGGAATAAATATTAAATATGTTGATCCTGCCGATTTAGTTTATTCATATACTGAATCACCTTATTTTGATGATATATATTATATAGGTGAAATTAGAAAAGTATCTTTAGTTGATTTAAAAAAACAATATCCTGATTTAACAGATGAAGATATTAAAAAATATGTTGAAGGTCAAGGAACTAATGTAAAGCTACATAATAAATCTTATGCAGCTGCAGATGCTGAAGATTTTTCTTACGCATATGTACTTTATTTTGAATATAAAACTTATAGAGATCAAGTATACAAAATTAAAGAAACAGCAACTGGTGGTAAAAAAGCTTTAGCTAAGGAAGACACTTTTAATCCTCCTAAAGATCAAAGATCAAGATTTGAAAAATCTGATAGAACAATTGAAGTTATTTATTGTGGTGCAAAAATAGTAGGCTCAGATAAAATGTTAAGTTGGCAGTTAGCTGAAAATATGACAAGGCCTAAATCAAATACTGTTAAAGCTCAATTTAGTTACGCTGTTGTAGCGCCTAGAATGTATAAAGGTAAAGTTGAATCATTAGTTAGTAGAATGACAACATTTGCTGATATGATACAATTAACGCATTTAAAATTACAACAAGTGTTATCAAGAATGGTTCCTGATGGTGTATATTTAGATGCTGATGGTATAGCTGAAGTAGATTTAGGCAATGGTACAAATTACAACCCGCAAGAAGCATTAAACATGTATTTTCAAACAGGTTCTGTTATTGGAAGATCAATGACGCAAGATGGTGAATTTAATAATGGAAGAGTACCAATACAAGAATTACAAACAGGAAACGGTGGCGGTAAGATTAGTAGTTTAATTACGGCTTATAATTATTATCTACAAGGAATGCGTGACGTTACAGGTTTAAATGAAGCAAGAGATGGTTCAACACCTGATAAAAATGCATTAGTAGGATTACAAAAATTAGCAGCAGCTAATTCAAATACTGCAACTAGGCATATATTACAAAGCGGATTATTTTTAACATTAAAAACAGCAGAGGCTATATCGCTTAGAATATCTGATGTATTAGAATACGGGCCAACTAAAGAATCTTTTATACAAAGCATAGGTAAATTTAACGTAGCTACATTATCAGAAATGAGTGAATTACAATTACATGACTTTGGTATATTTTTAGAGCTTTCTCCAGACGAAGAAGAAAAACAGTTATTAGAAAATAATATACAAGTATCTTTACAAAAAGAACAAATTAATTTAGAAGATGCAATTGATATAAGAGAAGTTAAAAATTTAAAACTTGCAAATCAATTATTAAAATTAAAAAGAAGAAGAAAGTTCGAGCAAGATAGAGCTATACAACAAGAAAATATACAAATGCAAGCTGCATCAAATGCACAAGCAGCACAAGCGGCAGCACAAGCAGATGTTCAAAAGCAACAAGCAATAACACAGCAAAAGGCTCAATTAGCGCAAGTACAAGCCCAGTTAGATGCTCAAAAACTTCAAAAAGAAGCAGAAATTAAAATTAAGTTAATGCAAAAAGAATTTGATTTTAATATGCAGCTTAAAGGTGCAGATTTACAGGTAATTAAAGATAAAGAGAAGTTTAAAGAAGATAGAAAAGACGAAAGAACAAAAATACAGGCTTCACAACAGTCTGAATTAATAGATCAAAGAAAAAACAATAAACCACCAAAAAACTTTGAATCATCAGGATTTGATAATTTAGGTGGATTTGGTTTAGAACAATTTGAACCAAGATAATAAATAAATAATAAACAATGAGTAAAATACCAAGAAACGATTGGACTGGTAGTATAAACGGTTCAGTATACACAACAGCAAGTTCAGATGCAATAACTCCCGCAACAGGTAATGTATTTGTTGCAATAACAATGTTATCTGATACAGTATTTGATGCTGCAAGCGGATTAGTTGCTGAAAGCGCAACAGCTTACGTAAACACAGAAGGCGCTGGCGCAGGTTCAAACGGACTTGTAGTTGATAGTGTAACATTTCCTAAAGGTTGTACAATTTATGGTCGTTGGACTGAAATTGATGTAAACTCTGGAACTATAGTTGCATATCAAGGAATTTAAGGTTAAGTATTCTACCTTTTTAAAGAATACAATAATTATATTATATTATGTCAGAAGAAATTAAAGCACAAGTTGTAGAAGATGAAAATCCATCTGCAGCTGAAAAAGAAACTGTAGCACTTAAAAAAATAGGTGCTGATATTGGTGAGGAAACAATAACCAAAGTAGATTTAAGACAACCTATAAAAGAAGAAACAGATGCCGTTCAAGAGCAAAGCACAGATGAGGTTCCTGTACGCGACGGATCCGAAGCTAGCGAAGAGGTTCAAGAAGAAAACCAAACGCAGCCTGAAGAGTCTTCCGGAGAAAGTGAAAAGGAAGAAGAAGAAACGCAAGTAACTTTAGAAGAAGTTATTGAAGAGGAAGAATCAAAGCAAAAAGAGGAACCTAAACAAGAAGCTGAAGTTGAAGAACTAAAGCAAGAAATAGAAGAAGCTGTACAAACAGCACAAGATACAGCTACAGAATTACCAGAAAACATTCAAAAAGTTGTAGATTTTATGAATGAAACTGGTGGAACGCTAGAAGATTATGTAAAAATTAATCAAGATTATTCTAGCATGGAAGATTCAACTATTTTATATCAATATTATACTCAAACTAAATCACATTTATCAAAAGATGAAATAGATTTTTTAATTGAAGATAACTTTTCATTTAATGAAGAGGTTGATGAAGAAATAGATATTAGGCGAAAAAAATTAGCCTATAAAGAAGAAATTGCAAAAGCTAAAAGCTATTTGGAAGGAATGAAGAATAAATATTACGAAGAAGTCAAGTTGGGTTCTAAGTTATCTTCAGATCAACAAAAAGCTATAGAGTTTTTCAATTCCTATAATAATGAACAATTAGAACAGCAAAAGCTGCAAGAAAAAAGAGCTAATCATTTTAACAATGAATCTAACAAAATCTTTTCAGATGAATTCAAAGGTTTTGAGTTTAAAGTTGGAGATAAAAAATATAGATACAATGTTAAAGATAAGCAGCAAACTAAAGATAGACAATCTGATATTTTAAATATATTAAACAAATACATAAATGAGGATAATATGTTACAAGATGCGGGAGGCTATCATAAAGCACTTTTTGTTGCAGACAATGCAGATGCAATTGCTAATCATTTTTATGAGCAAGGTAAAGCAGACGCAATAAAACAACTTAACGCGGAATCAAAAAATATTAATATGGAACCACGTAAAGGGGGCGTTGTTGAAACCGGAGGATTAAAAGTAAGAGCAATTTCTGGTGATGATAGTTCAAAGTTAAGGATAAAACTTAAACAATAATAATTTAAAAATAAAAAAACAAAATGGCAGCAATAACTCCAACGGCTGGGGGCTCGTTGAATTCAACACCAGCTCCAGCTAAACAAACACTGTCTTCTAACTATCTATCATTTACAGGTGGTTCGAATGACTGGTCTCAGCAATATCTACCAGATTTGTATGAGCAAGAAGTAGAGGTATTTGGTAACAGATCCGTAGCTTCTTTCTTAAGAATGGTAGGTGCTGAAATGCCTATGACTTCTGACCAAGTAGTTTGGTCTGAGCAAGGTAGACTACACTTATTTTACACAGGTGCTTCTGTAACGAACGCAGGTGTAATTACAATCGCATCTTCAGGAACTCATGCAGTAAGAGTTGGTCAAACTATCGTATTAAGCGATAACCAAACTTCTCCTACAGTAATTAAAGCATACGTTTCTGCAGTAGCATCAGACAATACTACACTAACAGCAATTCCTTATTCAGGAGGTGCAACAGTTGGTGCAGTATCTGGATTCACAACCGCTGATGATAGTGGTAGTGCAACGTGTGACTTTTTCGTATTTGGTTCTGAATTTAAGAAAGGAACTAGCGGAATGACTAACGCGGTACAGCCTTCTTTCGCTTCATTAACTAACAAGCCAATTATAATTAAAGATAAGTATGAGGTTTCAGGATCTGATACTTCTCAAATTGGTTGGGTTGAAGTAACAGGAGAGCAAGGACAAACAGGTTACCTATGGTACTTAAAAGCTGAAGGTGACACAAGACAAAGATTCGAGGACAACCTTGAAATGGCAATGGTTGAAGGTGAATTAGCAAAATCTACTGGTGGTGTTGACTCATTACTAGGTACAGCAGGTGCTAATGACACAGCAGGTACAGAAGGTCTTTTTGCAGCAGTAACTGCAAGAGGTCACATTACAACTGGTATCGCTGGTACTTCAGCTACAGATGATTTAGGATCGTTTGATAACATTTTAAAGAAGTTTGATGCTCAAGGTGCAATCGAAGAAAACATGTTATACATCAACAGAGAAGTAGCTCTAGCGATTGATGATATGTTAGCAACGCAAAATTCTTACGGTGCAGGTGGTACATCTTACGGTGTATTCTCTAACAGCGAAGATATGGCGCTTAACTTAGGTTTTTCTGGTTTCAGAAGAGGTTCTTATGACTTCTACAAAAGTGACTGGAAATACTTAAATGACGGCTCAACAAGAGGTATTATTGAAGACGATATAAGAGGTATTATTATACCAGCAGGTACTTCTACTGTTTATGACCAAACACTTGGTAAAAACATTAAAAGACCTTTCTTACACGTAAGATATAGAGCTTCGGCAGCTGATGATAGAAAAATGAAATCTTGGACAACTGGATCAGTTGGAGGAAACTTCAGCTCTGATTTAGATGCGATGGAAGTTCACTATTTATCAGAAAGATGTTTAGTTACACAAGGTGCTAATAACTTTATGTTACTAACTTCTTAATATTTTTTATAGTAAAGCAGGGTGTGATCAATTGGATTAGCACCCTAGCTTTACTTTTTATTAATTTTTATTATATTATATCATGGCAAAAACAAAAAAAGCCGAAAAGGCTACACCAACCGTTGAAGCGGTTATGGAACAACCAGTTGTTAAAACAAATAGCTGGGTTATAAAAGATAGAGTTTATGCTCTTAAAGATGGATTAGCTCCATTAACATATACAGTAAGAAGTTCTAATATATATTATTTTGATGAAGAAAAAGGATATGAAAGAGAACTTAAGTATACAAATAATCAAACTACTCCTTTCGTTGATGAATTTAAAGGAGATGCTAAATTAGAGCACATAACTTTTCAAGATGGTTTATTAAAAGTACCAAAAGAAAAACAAACTTTACAAAAATTATTATCATTATATCACCCACAAAGAAATAGTTTATTCTTTGAGTTTGATCCAGAAGCAGAAGCAGAAGATCAATTAGATATGATGGAATTAGAAATAGATGCGCTAAATGCAGCAATGAGCATGGAAATTGATCAGATGGAAGCAATAGTACGTACTCAGGCTGGAAATAAGGCATCTAAGATGACTTCTAAGGAACTTAAACGTGATTTGATTAATATAGCTAAGAGTGATCCTGTTTTGTTCTTAGAATTAGCGAATGACGAAAACATAAATATTAGAAATATGGGTATAAAAGCAGTTGAAGCTGGAATAATTAAGCTATCTGCTGATCAAAGAACTTTTTCATGGGGTTCAAATAACAAAAAATTAGTTACAGTACCATATGAAGAAAATCCATATTCTGCATTAACTGCATTTTTCAAAACCGATGAGGGAGTTGAAATTTATGCAGCAATTGAAAAAAGACTACAGTAAAGTCTAATTATAGTGTAAGGTCACTATAATGGTGGCCTTTACTATAATAAATAAAAAAATATGGCAATTAGTATAGATACAGTTTATCAAAGAGTACAAGCTATTCTTAACAAAGAAAATCGTGGGTATATAAGTCCTCAAGAATTTAACTTGTTTGCAAATCAAGCACAGCTTGAAATATTTGAGCAATACTTTTTTGATTTAAATCAATATAGTAGATTACCAAAAAATGATACCGAATATAGTAATTTAGTTGATACTATAAATGAAAGAATAAGTAAATTTAAAAAATCTGCTACATTAACTTATGTAACAAGTTATTTTACTTTGCCAACAGATTTACATAAATTAGGTACTGTAATATATAACAGTACTACACCGGTTGAAGAAATAGATCAAAAAAATTTATTAGAATATTCACTTTCACCTTTAACATCACCTTCAACAACAAACCCTGTATATATGCAAAATATACAAACTACTTCTTCTGTATGGAGTATAACGGTTTTTCCTAGCACTATAACATCCTTAATAACAGCTACATATGTAAGAAAACCAAATGAAATTGAATGGAGTTCACAGGTTGTAAGCGGTAATGCGTTATATAATGCAAGTACTTCGACTAACCCTGAACTGCACGATTCTGAAGAAAGTAATTTAGTTATAAAAATATTATTATACGCAGGAATAAGTGTGAAAGCAGCAGATATAGCGCAAGTAGCTGACGCGAAAGAAACTAAAAAAATAACACAAGAAAAATCTTAATAAATGGCATTAATAACACAAAGCGAAAGAGAATATTACGAAGGGCATCAGCTATTTACAGGTAATGGTTCTACAACTACATTTACTTTAACTTTTACACCACTGCCAACAGCAGAATCAAAATTTAGAGTATTTATAGATGGCACAGAGCAAGATGATGATTTGCATAGTTATAACTCTAGTACAGGTGTTGTAACTTTTACTTCAGCTCCAGCAGACGGCGCGGTTATTAAAGTTCAGTTAGAAAATCCTAATACAGGTAATTATAGATATATTTCTTTAGATAACATAGTAAATAACTTTTTAGTATCATATGTGGGCGATGGTAAAATAATTGATAATACTAGAAAGCTAGATGTATTATTTCATGCTAAAAGAGCAATACAAGAATTTAGTTATGATATAACAAGAGTTGAAAAAATATTTGAACAAATAATTCCAGATAGTTTAGTAGTGCCAATGCCACAAGATTATGTTAATTACGTAAAACTTTCTTTTATAGATGATAATGGATTAGAAAGAATATTATATCCGGTTAAAGAAACTTCAAGACCATCAAAAACAATATTACAAGATACAGACTCAGAATATATATATGATAACGATAATTCATTATTACTATCAACTAATTCTACAGCTATAGATAATTTTAGTGGTATTGAAACAAACGCTGCATTAGGATCTTCAAGCGCTGATGATTACTTTGCACAAAATCCAACTTATAGTGATAGTATTATAGGATATGGTAGAAGATATGGTAGCAATCCAGAATTACTGCAAGTTAATGGCGTATTTGTAAATGATGAAGTAAATGGTCAATTTGGATTTAGTAGTAACCTTGCAGGTAAAACAATAACGTTGCATTATGTATCAGATGGTTTAGGAACGGACGCAGAAATGCAAATACATAAATTTGCTGAAGAAGCAATATATAAATATATAGCTCATGCTATTTTATCAACAAAAATAAATGTTCCTGAATTTATTGTAAATAGATTTAGAAGAGATAGAAGAGCTGCAATGCGAAATGCAAAATTAAGATTATCTAATATTAAATTAAACGAGCTTGCACAAGTTATGAGAGGCAAGTCTAAGCATCTTAAACATTAATTAAATGCCAGAAATTAAAAAAACATTCCTTAGGGGAAGAATGAACAAAGACCTCGATGAGAGACTTATACCTGATGGTGAATATAGAGATGCTACTAATATTCAAATATCTAGTACTGAATCGGATGATGCAGGAACAGTACAAAATATATTAGGTAATAAAGCAATATATACTAATACTTTAGGCGGGACTTGTTTAGCTTTAATTGAAAATCCAGAAACTGAAAAAATATATATGTTTATTAAAGGAACATCAGTTCATGGTATATTAGAATATAATCAAACTACTGATACTACAAGGCCTTTAATAGTTGATAATAGAAATACAAAAGTATTAGATTTTACAAATGTTACAAAAATAACAGGTATAACCATATTAGATGATTTTTTAATATTTACTGATAATAATTCCGAACCAAAAATTATTAATATATCTGATACTTCAAATTTTTTAACTGATAGTACTTATAGTTCAACTGTTTTTGATACAACAAGTAAATTAAATGGCAATAATTTTGTTGAGCATGATATTACTTTAATTAAAAGAAAACCTCATAACGCACCAGGAGTTAGAATAGAAGTTCCTACAGCAACTAAAAATTCAGATGCAATATATAAAGATAAATTTGTAAGATTTGCTTATAGATTTAAATTTACTAATTCACAATGCTCTCCTATATCTCCATTTACACAATCTGTATTTTTACCAAATACAACAAATTCATATGACATTGATGAAGGTTATAATGAGCAAATGGAAAATAATATTACTAATGTTAAGTTATTTGATTTTGATGTATCTAGTAACGATTTAGAAAGTATTGATATAATTTATAAAGAGTCTAATAATACTAATATATATTTATATGCCAGTATAACTAAAGCTGAAGCAACTACAGCCAATACTAGTGGTTTTGATGTAAGTAAAACAGTTAAAAAAAGAGTTATACCTGAAAATCAATTATTAAGAGCATTTGATAATGTACCGTATAGAGCTAAAGCTGTAGATGTTGTTGGTAATAGAATAGTATTTGGAAACTATAAAGACGGAATTAATATTTCAAATTATACTCCTACATTTTCAATAGTTCAATTAATAGGTAGAAATACTATAGACGCTGAATTAACAAGAAAAATTAATATTGCAGGGCAAACCCTTTTACAAAGCGGTGTAGGTTCAAATACAGCAACAGGACTATATGATACTAGAACTGTTAAAACAGGTAGAAAATATGAAGTAGGTATTGTATTCGAAGATAAATTTGGTAGACAAACTCCTGTTATAACATCAGCAGGCGGCACAAACCCCGGAACTTTAGATGTAGATTTTGATACAGGAACTGTAGCAGGTAAAAAACTACAAATCACTATGGGAGGTTCAGCTCCTACGGATTCTAGAATTACAAGATATAAATACTTTGTAAAAGCAAGTTCAAATAAATATGATAATTTAATAGTTGAAACTGCTAAACTTGATAAAGAAGATTCTGGAACTTGTTGGTTAGTTGTTCCTTCATATGAAATAAATAAAGTAAAAGAAGGCCAATATATGATGCTTAAAAAAGCATTAAATACGAATAGTATATTATCATATGGTACTCCCGCTGATCCTGATAATTTTAAATTTAAAATTTTAGATATATCAAGTACTAAACCAATTAATATTGATGCTGTAGAATCTTTTGATGGAAAGTTTTTTATTAAAATAAAGAAAACAAGTGAAATAACAACTAATATTTTTAATAATCAAGGTTTAGCTGGTAAAAATGGTGAAATATTAGAAATTGATTTTAAACAAGGAAGTTCTTCTAGTATAACTAATGCTTTATTTTTAGGACAAGCATTAGCGCCTGATAGTGAAGATAGAATAGAAGTTAGTAAATTTTATTTTAAAGACGGGAAAATATATGAAGTTGTTAATACTGTTGACGCTAGCACAAGCGGAATAAATCCTACATTTACGAGTAGTGTTGTAGGCGAATCTGCGGGCTCTAGTAGTTATGCTGATTTAGCAGGGCATACTCAAGGTTCAATACCTAGTAGCGGATTAGCTTTTGTAGATTCAACGGGTACTGTTACTAAAGCTGAAGTAAAGTATAATACAAGTAATTTTCCAACATCTTTTCAAATAACATATCAAAGTCAAAATTCAGGAACAGGTGTAGCTGCTGATACATCGCCCGCTGTGTTTGAAACAATACCGGAGGACGAAGTTTTAGATGTATATTTTGAAACAGAGGAATCTTTTGATATATCAACATGGGGACAAGCACAAGACATATCGTGGCATAATGCATATATTATGGGTAATGGTGTTGAATCAAGTGTTGTTAATGACGATTTTAATGAAGATAGAGTTGAAGCTGGTGTAAAAGTTTCAACAACAATATCTGGTGAATATAATCAAAGAGATCAAAAAAGTTCTTTAATATATTCAGGTATATTTAATGCAGAAAATGGTGTTAATAAATTAAATGAATTTAACCCTGCGTTAAAAATAACGAAAGAACTAAATCCTGAATACGGTAGTATACAAAAACTACACACAAGAAATACAGATATTATAGCTTTATGTGAAGATAAAATTTTAAGAGTATTAGCTAATAAAGATGCTTTATTTAATGCTGATGGTAATGTAAATTTAACTGCAACAGAAAACGTATTAGGCCAAGCAATAGCATTTAACGGTGATTATGGTATTTCTAGAAATCCAGAATCTTTTGCTAATTATGGCTATAGATCATATTTTACAGATAAAGCTAGAGGAGTTGTTTTAAGATTATCAAGAGATGGGCTAACTGTAATATCTGCAAAAGGTATGGTAGCTTTTTTCAGAGAAAACTTAATAAATGAAACAGGTCTTATACTAGGCAGCTATGATATATATTCAGATCAATATATTTTAACAATGCCTGTTTATAATACTAGTATTAGCTTTAAAGAAAATGTAGATGGATGGGTTTCAAGATTATCATTTATACCTGATGCGGGTGTTTCTTTAAATGGAGAATATTATACATGCTACTCTGGAACTTTATATCAACATAATGTTGCTTCTGAACCAAGAAATACTTTTTATAATGTATTTAAAGCTTCTGGTATAAAATTAATATTAAACCAAGATCCTTCTGCTATTAAAAATTTTAAAAATATAATTTATGAAGGCACCACGGGTTGGACAACAGATACAAATAAAATAGATATTATACATACTGATCAACAAGATGGGCAAATTATAGAATTTGTAGAAAAAGAAGGTAAATATTTTGGATATATAGCAGGTGTAGATACAAAATTAGATACTATATCAGGAGATGAATTAAATTCAAGAATAAAAGATTTTTCTATACAAGGATTAGGTAACATTAAAGGAGTAGCGGGAACTCAAACTTTTAACTGTACAGACGCTAATTTTTCTGTTTCAAACGGAGCAACAGGAGTTACAACATCTACTTTAGCTTCAGTGTCTAACGGAACAATTACGAGTATTTCTCCTTCAACATTAGCGTCAGGTGCTTCACAATATACAGCAACAATATTAGTTCCTAATGGATATAGTAATTCAGGGTTATCAATAACATGTTTAGCTAGTGCTACCGGAACTGATACAGATGTAGAATTTACATCGGCTATAGCTAATTTATCAATACCAGATGGAACAGTAGGGGCAACTGTATCGGGAACAGTAAGTGTAGGATCAATAGCTAGTATATCTCCTACGACATATGCTGAAGGGTTAAATACATATACCGCAACAATTACTATACCAGGAAGTGGCTATACAAATTCAGGAACGATAACAGCAACAGATACAGCAACAGGTACTTTTGGTAGTTGTGCTTTTTCGTTATCAACTAATGCATATGATACTGATCATTATGAATTAACAGGAACTTTTAGCGGTACAGATTATACAGATAGTGATACTATATCATTATCAGTTGATAGTGGTAATATTGGTATTGGTTCTGCAGGAAGTTCAAGTTCTGTTAATACAACTAAAAGCGCTTTAGCTGGAACATTAACTATATATTCTAATGAAGCTGTAAATATAACAGCAACTATTACGAGTGGATTATGTTCACAAAAACCGGAAACAGCTACTGTACAAGCACCTCAAACTGCTAGTGCTGTAATTAGTGGTGTAGGAACTGCTTTTGTTGGTCAAAATATAACGTTAACAGCTAATGTTACAGGAACTTTAACCTCTATACAATGGCATAAATCAACATCATCTGGATTTACAGTTGCTAATTCAAATGCTATTACAGGCGCAACTAGTACAACTTTAGTAACCACTGAATCTACAGCTGATACTATATATTATAAAGTAGTAGTAAACGGTAATACAGGTTCGCCGTCAGCACAACATGTTGTTATTTGGTCTGCTTGGACTACTCATAGTAATTTAAAATATATTAGTGGTACAGCTAGAAATGCTGCGGCTTGTACATCAACTACTCTTGTAAATTTATTTGGTAATGGAACATTTACAGCTGCTACTCAATTTGCAGTAGACAATCAAGGAAGCACATCTGGATTTCAACAAGGAACTTATTCAGATGGAACTAATAATAGATTTATATCGAGCGCAGGAGTGCCGCAAGCGCATGTAGCTTGTAGTGGAGATGCAGGTTTTATGGGTATAAAAGCATCTTCTTGTGATGATGCTAATAATGATAAATACTTTTTTGTAGATTTAGCATCAGTATCGGGCATTGCTGTTGATAAAGTTATAAGTTTTACAGACACAGCAGGAGGAAGTTTAGTAGCGCAGTTTGGCAAAAATTATTGGGTTGTTGAAGAAATTAATTTAGAGCTAGATTCTTCTCAATATGATGCAACACCAGTTCTTAGAACAGTAGCTAACTCAGGTAGTTGTTTATCATTAAATCCTAATACAGTTTCATTAACAGCTTTACCAGCTACCGCATCAGTAGGATCAACTGTTACATTAACAGCAACTCCGTCTTTTACACCGCAAGGTGCAACACTTACTTATATATATAGAAAAAGCACAGATGGCAGTACGCCTTCAACAATAGTTGCAACAACAACTAGTACAACAGCTACAGACACCTTACCGTCAACAGCAGGCACAAATCAATATACCGTTGAAATACAAGGTACTAGCCCTTTAATAATATCTACAGTTAGATCAGTAACAGCAACAGCAAATAGTTTACATTCATTAAGATACCATAGTGATACAGGGTCTATAAATAGTGATGCTTGTGTATCTACTACATTTAGAGATGTATATGCGGCTCTTGCACCAGCTTCTAATACGGATCAAACTGATAAATTAGCGAATCCATCTAGTACCTCTAATTTATATGTAGATGCGGCGGGTAATACATCAGGTTTTGTAGGTGGTACTTATTCAGACGGAAATGTTCATGGATATTTTAGTAACACTGGAGTACTTCAAAATCAATGGGTTGTTTGTACTACCACACCTAATCCGTCTACCTTAGTTGTAATAGAATCTACGCAGTCTTCTAGTAATTTTAATAATGCAAATCCAAATCAAGGTATAACATTAGAAGCTATTCCAAGTAATTATCCAGATTCATCTCAATTTAATTTTTCTTGGACGCAAACAAGCTCTTCAGGTTCAGCGGCAGATTCTTTTAGTAGTAGCACTGTTTTATCAACTACTTCAACATTTACAGCGGAATTATCAACTGCTGAAAAAACAAATATAGGTACAGGCTCAATTATGAAAAGGTTTAGCTGTTCAGTTAATGACGGTCCAACAGCCACTGGCACACCTACAACAACTTCAGATAACATAGAGGTTACATGGGTAGGTATTACACAAAATTTAGAAGTCGTTCCTTGTGTTGGAAGTGGTACTCATTATATTAAAGTAATAAATACAGGAGGTCTTCAAAATGATCAAGTTATAAATATAACACACGCGGGAAGTACACCTGCAGATGGTTGTTATAAAATAACAAATGCTTCAAGTAGCGGTGAAAGTTATATATCAGTATCGGTTGCAGGTGATTATCCGTTTGCACCTTCAACAACTTGTTGTGCATGTTCTACTTGTACTGCTAGTATATCGGGAAATGAAGAAGGTACTGTTGGTACCGCTGTTGAATTATCAGCATCACCGAGCGGGTTTAGTGTAAATCAGGGGGCTAGTGATACTAAATATACATGGTATGTATCTTATGATTCGGCTGCGCTTAACAATTCAAGTCATAGTAGTTGGGACATCAAAACAGATGCTGCTAATGACGGTAGTCCATTATTTAATGCTGCATCTCCGGGGCCAGTATATTATAGAGTTACAATAACAGGATTCAATTCAACAACAACAGGAGTAACTGCAAATGCATATCATACAATAGTTTGGTCACCACAAACATCTAGTAATAATAGCTATAAGCTAAGATTATTAAATCAAGATTGTACAGAAACAGATACTACAGATTATTTTGCAAGTGTAACAGGCAGTTTTGTTTTATATGAAGTTAATGATGTGGTTTCAAGAGTAGATGGTACTGCAACTTGTTATAGAGTGATTGAAGTTTTAGGTACATATAGTTCAAGTTATCCTGAAATAGCAGTAGCTTATTCAAATTGTGATGTATGTTATGAAGCATTATTACGAGATTGTAGCATAAGTATGACTTCTGGAAGTACATATAATTCAGGCGCAGGTACAGCTACTTTTACAGCAGTAATAGGGTCAAGTGCAGCGGCAACGGATACAATATCATTAGCAGCAACAGACGGCAGCACTGTATCGCCTACATCTACAACAGTAGCTGCGTTAGAAGGAGGCCTTATTGTAACAATAGGAAGTGGAAAAATATTAGAAGCAACTATAACAAGTGGCACATGTATTAATACCAATGTAACAGCTCAGGCACCGGTTGATAATTGTCATGAAGTTCCTTTATATTATCATACACAAAATCCTGCTACTAATGCTTCTGCAAAAAGTGCTTTATGTGGTAGTAGTAGTGCTAGAAATACTAGAATAAATAGCTCAAGTTTAGCAACAGCTACACAGGTTTATGCAGATAGCGCGTGTTCAACATTAAAATCCGGTACAGTATATTTATCAGAAAATAATACTCAATATTATATATGGAATGGGTATTCTTTATCATCAGCAATTAATTTAAATTGTGAATCTGGTGATCAAATATAATATTTAACTATAATTTAAAAAATGTAATAATAACATCATGGCAACTATAACATTAGAAACAGGTTTTACAAAAAATACTTCACTGCAAGTGGGAGACCAAATATATTATTTAGGCAATAATGACACTGTTAGAAGAATTGGACCAGTTGTAACTATAGAAGATACATATATAGTATGTCAAGCAGAAGGTAATTTATCTCAACTTACAAATACAAGTTATGTATTTTTAGGTAAAGATAATAGCAAAAACACATCAGGTATAATAGGATATTATGCCGAAGTAAATTTAACAAATAATTCCGAAGATCATGCAGAATTATTTGCAGTTAACTCAGAAATATTTATAAGTAGTAATTAAAAATTAAAAAATGTTAGAAAATTTAAACATTCAAGATAAAGGTGGATTTTTTGGCGGTATAGCTAAATCTATAGGAAGTCTTTTTGGAGGTAGGGCTAGAAGAAGAAGAGAAAGAAAAGCTCAAAAAGAATTTGCATCAGCATTAGACGCATATAAAACATCAGAAATATCAAATCCTTATGAAGATATAACTAACCCTTTTGTTGGTTTAACAAATGAGCTAGATGATTTACAAGTAGCAACACAAGCCGCTGAATTTCAATCACAGCAAGTTCAACAAGGACTAGCCCAATCTCTTGATGCGTTTAGAGGTGCTGGGGGCGGAACAGGCGCAGCCGCTATAGCAACAGCATTAGCTCAAGAACAAAGAAGAAGTATGCAGGGTATAGCTGCAGATATAGCAAGACAAGAAGTTGAAAATACAAGAGCAGCAAGACAAGCTGATATGAATATACAGCGAACAATTTTAGGAACAGATCTTGCGATACAACAAGCTAGAGCTGCGGGTGAAACTGATAGACAAACAAGAGAACTTGATAGAAGAGGGGATATAGCGGGCATTGCGGCAAGTGAATCAGCAGCAGCAACTGAAGCAAGGCAAAAAGCAACTTCTGATTTATTTGGTGGGCTAGGAGAAGCGGCTCAGGGTTTATTTGGTGGTTAATATTAAAAATCAATAATTATGGGATTAAGTGCAGCAACATTAAACGCAATACAAAGAGCGCAAAGAGCGCAGGGAGTGAATTTAGCTGGTGAGAGTATTGATGCTTTTGGAAAAGCATATAAAAAAGCTTATACAGAAAGAGTTGAAAAGTTAGCAAAAGAAAACGAACAACTTGAAGAAAATAAAATAAAGTCTTTAGATGTTTTAGAAGAGTTATCTTTACTTGGAACTAAATTAGGTAAATTTGGCCCTGAAGGTGAAAAAATATTAAGAATGGCTAAAGATGAAATATATAGCACTTATGATTTAAAATCTCAATTTGATCAAACTGTTAAACAAAGAGAAATATTACAAAGAGTAAGAAAAGAATTAGAGCCTTTTGCAGAAACAAATCAATATATACAAGGATTAATAAAATCAAATACTACACAATCTTTGGATAGATCTATGATGGCAATGACTAATTTTGCTGGTAGCGGCTTTAATAAATATGAAGTATTGCAAGCATTAGGTGCAAATCACGAAGTAGTTGATAAAAACACTATAAGCACTAAAATTGGTGATACAACTATTAATATACCTATAGCAGATTTAAAAACTTCGGATTATAAAATATCAAACATAGATAGTAAATTACAAGAAAGTTATTTAGATGCAGAAAATCAATTTGTAAGAGATGCAAGGCAATCTAATTTTACCAATGCACAGGTTAAAAATATGGTTGATCAATATGTTTTAGAATTAAATCAAGATCAAAAAACAAATTTAACTTATAACTTTTTTAGTCAAGACGAAATGGATCAAACTATTGATTCAGAAAGTAAAGATATATATGGCGATATAATAAGAAAAAGAATGACAGAAAGAATATCAGGCCGTTATGCTTATGAAAGTCCAAAAGTTGAAGAAGATGAGTCAAGAGATTTTGAAGACTTTTATAATCAAAGTATAAATACTATAAATGAATTACCAGATACAATTGGTCCTTTTACAGGTGGTAATTATTATTTATCAAGTAATTTTGAAGATAATTTACCTGAAGGCTATCAATCAAGTGGAGCTTTTGATGAAGATGGTGATTTAATTATAGAAAATATTAATAATAGAAAACAAGTACTTATAAAAGAAAATGAACCTCTACCTGCTGTAAAAGCTAAATTAAGATCTATAGCTTCATCAAGAGAAAAGTTTTTTAGAGATAATAATTAATATAATATGAAATTTGAATATTTAATAGATGAGCAACCTCAGATTGTTGAAGAAAACAATATAGAGGATTTCATTACAAAAAACCCGCAAGCTAAATTTGTTAAAGAAATAGACGAGCCGGGAAATACAGACCCTCTACCGGAGAAAAAGGATGCACCTGTAGAGGAAAACAATATGGCATCCAATTTGGAAGTTGGTTCTTCGGATTTACAAGAAGATCCTGTTCCTAAAAATCTATATGGTGATTTTGCAGAACCATATTTACAAGTATTACAAAATGTTGAAGGCCCAACAACTCTTACTCCGCCTTTTACAAAATCAACATTAGATTTATTTAATAATAATTCTAGTACTTCCGACATTGATAAATTTTTTAAAAATGAATTTATCCCTTCAAAATTTACATACAACGCTATTTTAAAAGATATTGAGGATTTAAACCCAAATAATCCAACTAAATTTATCGAATCATATAGTGATGATTTAAAAAAATTTAAGAGCTTAGATACAGATAGCCAAAATAAAATAGTACAAGATTTTTATAATATACTAACAAAAGATACAAATCCTGTAGGTAAAATATTTAATAATGAAATTCAAAAAAGTTATAATGAAGCTATAGAATTAACTAAAACTCAAATAGCTAATGATAAGGATAAAATTGAAAATGAATGGTTAAATACTGAACAAGGCAAAAGACAAAAACAATTAGCTGATACTTATGGTGTAAATTTTGAAGAATTTACGGGTGAAGAAATAAACGCTGCTAATATTTTTAATGAATATTTTGGATTAAGATCAACTCAAGAAAAGTTTTTTAATGATAAAATTAAAGAAATAGAACTAGATAAAAAATCTGAAAAATTATTAAATGATAATTTTAATAAAATAGTTGAAGAAAACGATGCTTTAAAATCTATAGATAAAAGAATAGTGCAATCTAGTTTAAACTTTATAGATGAATTTGGAAATGTTTTAAATAGAGAAGAGCTTGGGTTAGATCTTAAATATGGCCCACTTTCAGTAGGCTATGAATTAATTAAAAAACAAGAAGCACAAGTTGGTAGTGGTTTCTTACAAAAATTTAAAATTGAGCCTACTAAAAAAAGAATAGATAATATTAAAAATGAATTAGAGGGTTTTGAAGGTAAAAGCGGTAGTGATATGGTTGCTTTTAGATATAATAATAAAGCATATAGAACTACACGAAATAAAGCTGAAAAGTTTTTATATAAAGAACAAGAAAAAGAAACATTAGAATTACTAAGAGCTCTTGAAGCAGATGAAGAATTAACTAGGTTAACTGAAACTTATGCAAATAATCCTAGATTTTTAAATGAAGTTGATTTTAATCAACCTGTTGGAAATGTTATAGGCGATATTATAAAAGGTTCTCCGCAAGCAGTAGTTGATGTAACTACTCAAGTTGCTTTAACTTTAGGATTTGGTATGGTTATTCAAGAAGCTGGTTTTAGTTTTAAAGATCAACTTGCTTCTACTATTAAGAAAAATGAAAAACAAATAAATGACTATTTAAACGCTAATAATTTAAAAGATACGCAGGTTAATAAACAAAAAGCTGCAATTAATTTAGGGTTAATGAGTGAAAACTCTGAGCTTATAAGTAATATCGTAGGTGGTATAAATGGGTTTTTAGAATTTTTACCATTTAAAAAATTATTTAAAGTAGCTATGCCAAATTCATTAACAAAAAAAATTGGTAAGCAAATAGTAGATAAAAGTAAAGATTTTTTATCATTAGGTAAAGATTTAGCAGAAATCCCAGCTATAGAGTTTTTAACAGAAATAGGACAAGGTGTTGTAACAGATATTGGTACCGCGGCAGCAGATAAAACGCAATATATGCCGACTAAAGAAGATTTAACATCTTATCTTCAAGAAGGTACAAGAGGAGCACAGGCTGTTTTAATACCTGCTGGAGGTGCTGCTTTTTCAAGAATTAATAGACAATCTCTTTTAGAAAAAGATTTTCAAAACAATAAAGAAAAGAAAGATTATATACAAAATTTAAAAGATAATAATAAAAAAGAATTTGATGGTGGTTTTATTACAAAAGAATTGTATGAACAAAATAATGCTGAAATTGATGCTTTTGAAAAAATTGATAAAAAATTAGATCCTAAGTTAAAAGGTGCATCAAGAATTGAAGCAGCAAGTTTATTATATAGAAAAGGTAAATTAGAAGAAGTTAAGCAAGAAAAAGATTCAACTCAACAAGAATCAGTAAATCAAGAATTAGAAAATATAGATGAAAGATTAACAAACATAGTAAAAGAAGAATTTTCTATAGTTCCTGAACCTACAGCAACAATAAGTACTAAAAATCAACAAATAGCTCAAAAAAATAAAGATTTAATGGCTATTATAAAAGATGAAAATAGTACACCTGTAGCTTTATTAAGAGCACAAAATGAATTAGTTCAAAATAATTTAGGGCTTATAAATCAACTAGTAAATGCTAATTTTGATCCTACAAAAGATACTACGCTTACAAGAGAAGATTTATTATCAGAAGTAAATCTTGCTTTTGCTGATTTAATAAAAACATATAAAATAGAGTCTGGTGTTCCATTTGGAGCATATATAAAAGAAAACTTACCTAAAAGAGTACCAGCCTTTTTTGAAAAATTAGTTGAAACAAGAGTTACAGAAGAAGGTAAAAGAGAAATAATAGGTAAACAAGATATTACAGAAATACAAATAGAAGATACTGTTGAACAAGCTGAAATAGATCAACCTACTATTACTAAATTAAAAACAGAATTAAATCTTGACGATGCTATAGTAAATAAAGTTGTTGGTGCAGTTAAAAAGGTTTTTGGTACTAGCTTACCAGCTGTTACAGATAAAAACTTTAAGAAAAAAGTTATTGAAGGATTTACAAATGAATTAACAGATCTTGTTAAAAGAGATGGTATATTTGGTAAAGATAGTGTAGAATTTGCAAACTTTTTAAAAGATAATGCAGAAGCTATATATAATTCTTTACCGCTTGAAGTAATGACAAAAAGATTTAAACCTTTTGTTGAAAAAATTATTGACCCTAAAACAGGCAAAGCGTTAAGAGAAAGAACGGCTGAAGGTAAAAATATATTTAAAAAGAAAGAATTTAACGAAGTTAAAAATGATTTTGTAAATTATTTTATAGGCAATGAATTAGGCTCAAGTACAAGAAGTGATAGAAAAACATCTATAGCAAAACAAATAGCAGATCAATTAGCAAGAGATGAAGTTGTTGATGTATTATTAGATCCTGAAGTTTCAGAAAAATTTAAACAAATACAAGAAATAGAGGGTAAAGAAGTTCCTGATAATTTTATTGAAAGAGCAATAAGAGAATTAGATAGAGGCTTAGAATTTTTAAATAAACTTCAACAAAATAATACTTTAAGGTTTAGTTTGATTGGACCTGAGCTTGCTATAGCAGCAGCAAAATTAGTAATAACTACTATAAAAGCTTCTTTGCGTGCTGGTGATGGTTTAGCAAATGCTATTGGATTAGCAATTAAAGCTGTTCAAGAAAAATTTGGTAATGCTGAAATAAATCCTGAAATTGAAAAAATTATTAGGAAAAACGTATCTAGGAAAAAAGAAGGCATTGAAATTAAGGAAGAGGAAATGCAGGCTGGCTTTGAAGATGTGTTTACAGGAAACATGCCAACTCTAATGAAGTTAGTCGATGCAGATGGTAAAAAAATAAAGTTAACAGATCTTTTTAAAAGCAAAGATGAAGTTAATAAATCAATAAATATTTTAGAAAACTTTGTAGAAAAAAACAAAGATAGGACTGATATAAATATTCCAGAATTATTTTATTTGTTAGGCCAACAAACGTTTGGAGCAAGAACATTGTATAAAGGTAGATATACTTTATTTAATAGAAAAACAGGTTATTTTAAATGGTTTAATAAAACTTTTCCAAATTTTAAAATACCTAAAAAGAAAAAATATGATACATTTAAAGAAGTAGACAAAAAATTTAATTTTGTTGAAGATAAAATAAGAGCGGCAGATGCTATGTTGTTTTATAATGAACTTGCGCAGTTTGTAATAAAAAATGCAGATAAAAACCAAATAGCAATGATTCTCTCTACAACAGCAGAAAATAAAAATTCAATTTTAAAATTAGCTGCACCTGTATTATACTATCAAGATAATTTAAAAAAGAATACAAAAACAACACCAGAACATTTATCACCTGCATCTTTTATAAATGCCATGATGATAAACAAATATTATTATAAAAAAGATATTGATATAGATAAAATATTATCTGACTATGCAATAGCTATTGTTGACGAAAAATTAGCTGCAGCTTTGAATTCAACAGAAATTGGATTAAAAACAAACCAATCTGCTGAATATGAATATGGCAAAAAACACCCTCTTAAAAGAATTTTTAACGAAAAAATTAAAGGATTAAATAAATTTGATACTATAACAATTAAAAATTTAGAAACTAATAAAATTTTTGGATTTAATGAAAATATAGATAAACAAGAGCGAACAGAATTAAGTAATGAATTTAATCAAATACTTGAAGAAACTAAAGGCGTAGATAAAGATGAAATATTTTCTGAAGCACAAGGAAGGAATATGGGAAGAAGAGCAAACAAATTTAAAATATTTGTTCCTTATTCAGCTGAAGATTTATTAGGTTTATTATATAGATTTGCTGGTAAAGGAAAACAAGGTGATAGGCATTTACAATGGATTAAAGATAATATAACTACTCCTTTAACAGAATCGTATATAAGGTTTGAAGCAAATCAACAAGCATCGTCGAATTATCTACAAGAAGCTAAAGAACTATTAGAAAAAGCTGGAATTGATTTATCTAAAGAAGTTTTTAAAGGATATACAAATGATCAAATAATTAGAATACATTTATGGTCTACAACAGGATATAATCTTGAAGAGGCTATTGGTATGAGAGATGAGCAAGTTACAGAAATAAATAAATATTTTAGACAAAACTTTGATCAATTAGAATTTGTAGATGCATTAAAACAAGTTTATTTTAATAACGAAAGTAAATATCCACCTCCAACTAAAGAATGGATTTCTGGTACTTTAACTACAGATTTATTAAGTTTTACAAATACAGTTACTAGAGCGGAAGCATTTAAACCGTTTTTTGATAATATAGAAGCCATATTTGGATCTTTTGATAAAAACAGAGGTAAACTATCAGGTGAAAATTTAAACAAAGTAAAAGCTATATATGGTACAGATTTTATAAAAGCTTTGGAAAGCTCTTTATTTAGAATTGGAACTGGTAAAAATAGATCGTATCAATTAGATGCGCAAGGAAATACTATATTAAATTGGATGAATAATTCTATTGGTACCATAATGTTTTTTAATACAAGATCTGCTTTATTACAAACAATATCTAATGTAAACTTTACAAACTGGACTGATAATAATCCATTTATGTTAGCTAAAGCATGGAAAAATCAGCCACAGTTTTGGAAAGATTTTGCTTTTATATTCAATTCAGATTATTTAAAATCAAGAAGATCAGGATTAAAAACTGATATTAATGAACAAGAAATCGCAGATGCTGCTGCAAAATCTGATAGAAAAGTTGCTGCTGTTATAGCAACTATATTAAAGAAAGGATTTTTACCAACGCAATATGCTGATAGTTTTGCTATTGCTTTAGGTGGTGCGTCATTTTATAGAAATAGAATAAATAGTTATAAAAAGAATGGTTTATCACAGCAAAAAGCCGAAACTGAAGCATTTAAAGATTTTAGAGAAATATCTGAAGAAACACAACAATCATCAAGACCTGATAAAATATCTATGGAACAAGCAGGTTTTGCAGGAAGATTAATATTAGCTTTTCAAAATACACCTATGCAATATAATAGACTTGCTAAAAAAGCTGGTTTAGATTTAATAAACGGAAGAGGCGACGTAAAAACTAATATAAGTAAAATAATTTATTATTTAGGTGTACAAAATGCAATATTTTATGCTGCACAACAAGCTTTATTTAGTATTTATTTTGATGATGATGAAGAAGAAAAAAGCAGAACTGACAAAGAAAGATATTTTAATGTAGCAAACGGTATGGTTGATTCTGTATTAAGGGGTTCTGGTGTTTATGGTGCGCTAATATCTACACTTAAAAATGCTACGATTGAAACTATAGAGCAAACTAAAAAGAAAAACCCTCAGTTTATAAATACAATAAAAGAATTATCAGGTATATCGCCGCCGCTTAATTCTAAATTTAGAAAATTATTATCAATTGATAGAAGATTTAGATATAAACAAGAGCTTGAGAAAATAAGAACTATGGGTATTGATACAAAAAATCCAGCTATACTTTCTGGAGCAGACGCATTATCTGTAGGGTTTAACTTACCAGCCGATAGAGTATTAAGAAAAATTAATAATTTAAGAACAGCGCTAGAAGAAGAAACACAGTTATGGCAATCTATTGCGTTAGCAATGGGTTATAGTACTTATGATGTTGGTATTAATGAATTTAAAAATTCTAGTGAAACTCCACAAACTACCGGATTGAAAAAGAAAAAAATTAAAAAGAAAACAATTAAGAAAAAATAAAATGGAAAATATAAGTAAGCATATATCATATAAAGAAGCTACTAGATCTGTAACAGCTATAAGAAGAGGTATAGAAAATACACCTAATGATTATCAACGCACTAATATGGAAGCTATAGCTCATAATATATTTGAACCGTTACGCGAATGGGTTGGAGGTCCAATAAAAATAAATTCATTTTTTCGATGTGAAGATTTAAATAAAGCTATCGGCGGAAGTACTAAATCTCAGCATTGTCAAGGAAGAGCTATAGATATAGATGATACATATGGACATAAAACAAATGCCGAAATGTATGAATATATAAAAGCAAACTTAAATTACGATCAAATGATATGGGAGTTTGGTGATGATAATAACCCAGACTGGGTGCATATAAGTTACGTAAGTGAAGACGAAAATAGAAATAGATGTTTAAAAGCGGAAAGAAAAGATGGAAAAACTGTGTATAGCATTATATAAAAGATTATTACTAGCTTTATTACTTATAACATTAACTTCCTGTTATACTGTTAAAAGTTCTGTAGTAAATTTTTTAGATAAAACGTGGCCAGCAAAGTATTGGTATGAGCAAAAAAGGGTACAAGATTCTGTGCCCCTTGTACCCCAGTTTACAAAACAAAATAAAACTAACCATCACAGCTTAAGCAATCTGGATTCATTGCCTCAGCCGCAATATCGCCTCTGAGAACACTTTCAGTTCTCATATAATATAAAGTTTTAATTCCTTTCTTCCAAGCTTCCATATGTACTTTATTAATCCATCTTGGTTCAGCTTGTGAAGGAAATGCTAAGTTTAAACTAACAGACTGATCTATATATGTCTGTCTTATTCCTGCTTGATTAACTAATTCTAGTTGATTTATTTCCTTAAATGTTTTAAATACATTCTTAACAGGCTCTCCTTCATTTTCATTTAATCTACCTGCTCCGTCAAAATACCAACCATCTAATTCTTTTATATCCTGAACTGATCCTTTATCAGCTAATATCTTATCCCATATTTCAGAATTATCAATTTTTAATTTTTTTAAAACTTTTTTAAGCTCACCGTTTTGTCTAATAAACGTTCCTTTAGCGGATTGTTCTGTGAACACGTTAGCAGCCCAAGGCTCAATTCCAGGTGAAACATTACCAGAAAGTTTTGAGTTCGATACGGTTGGCGCAATGGCTCTTAAATGAGTGTTTCGCATACCTGTTCCAGCGCACCATAACGGTTCGCCATAAACTTCAGCTAAATCTCTAGATGCTCTTTCTGTTTCTAATTTTAATTGTGAAAATATTTCTCTTGTTTTAAATTGAGCAAGTAAACCTTCAAATGCAATTCCTTTTTGCTGTAAGTGTGTATGCCAACCTAATACACCTAATCCAAGCGCTCTTCCTTTTTCTGCAGATCTAACTGAGTTTTGAAAGCCACGCATATTCTTTGCTCTTTGTATAAATTCAGATAATATACCGTCAAGAAACCATGTAGCGTCATATATTAAATTAGTATTCTTCCATTCATCATACTTCGCTAAATTTAAAGATGATAAACAACAAACAAAAGAATGTGATTCATCTGTATGTAATACTATTTCAGAACATATATTAGTCATATGTACTTTTAAACTATTTGCTTTATATGCTTTAGGATTAACTTTATTAGTATTACCTTTAAATAATATATAAGGTTCACCTGTAGCTTTTCTTTTCTGTAACAGTTTACTCCATTTATTCCTTGCTTCAGGTTGCCCCTCTTCAAGCTTTCTCATAAACTTATCGCCAACTACAGCACATTGATGCAAATTAAGTGATTGTCTATTTACATCACCTTTAGGCTCTCTTATTTCAAGCCAATCTAAAAAGTCTTCGTGATCAATATTTATATTTACAGATGCGGCACCTCTTCTTACTGAACCTTGATTAGTAGCAAGAATAGTTGAATCATATATTTTACAAAAAGGTACAACACCATCTGATGTTCCGTTACCAGCTATTTGTGCGCCAGCAGGTCTAATCATATTTACACCTATACCAACACCACCGCCGTGTTTTGCAAGTAACATCATTTCTAAGTTTTTATTACCTATATCCATAATGCTATCAGCAACATCAATACCAAAACAACTAATAGGTAATCCTCTATCTGTACCTGTGTTAGATAATACCGGCGAAGCTAAGCATAACCAACCTTTCCATATATAATCAAAAAACTTATCAGCAAGTTCTGGTTTATATAATCTTCTTGCAGCCGCTTTAGCAACTCTCATATAAGCGTCTCTAGGTGATTCGCCTAATAATAAATAACCACCTGATATTGTTTTTTTATAAGTTTCTGTATCACCCCATGAAGGATAGTCTTTACCTTTTTTCCAACTATTGTTCCACATCTTTCTTTTCTAATTCTTTTTTTAATTCTTTTATAGCTTTATCATAACCCGGCATTTTCTTTAAAGTTTTTAATGTGCCAACAGATAAATCTCTTAAATTACCTAATTCGATTAAAACACCTTCCATCATAACATTAAGCTGTTCAATCTTTTTTTGCATTATAATTAGCGTAGATTCTTTCATATTATTTACCAAATGTCTTCAAAATCTTCACCTTCGTTTGCTTTAGAATAATCGGTAGGTCTAATAGCAAAAAAATCGGTATGAGTAACGCCACCAGTAAGATGATAAAACCAATCCAAAGTGCTAGCGCTGGTTGCATCAAAATCAAAATAACCTTTTCCTTCAGCATAACCAAGTTCTGTGATTTTTTCATTTGCTCTTTTCTTTATAAAGTTTTTTAAATCTTCTTTTTTTAAATTTTCTATATCGCCTTGTTCAAACATTTTATCGATATATTTTAATTCAAGGTCAACCATTATATTAGCAGCTTCTAATACATGATCTTTACATTGTTCTTTTAAGCCTTTAGTTTCTTCGCACATATGTCTAAATAATTGACAACCCATTTTTGAGTGTAGCGATTCATCTCTTACAGACCATTTCATTTGCTGCCCAATTCCTTTAAGTAGATTTCTAAGCTGAAAACTATATAGAACAGCAAAAGCAGAGTATAACGAAACACCTTCAGCGAAAGCAGAAAATACTGCCAAGCTTTTTGCGATGCCCACTTTATCTTTTCCTTCATAACTTACTAAATTTTCAAATCTATCTGCTGTAGCAGGTTCGTGTAAAAACGCTTCAAAATCTTCAAGACCGAGTGTTTCATTTAAGTACGAATAAGCTACCGCGTGAATAGTTTCTTGTGAACCAAACATCATTGCCATTTGTTGTATTTCATGTTTAGGAAACCAACTAACAACTTTTTGTGTCCAGTAATCTGATACAGCGCATTCAGTTTGCGCAAATCCTAATAATATATTACCAACTAAATGTTTTTCAGCTGGTGTTAATCTTTCATTCCAATCTTTAACGTCACCACTCATTGGTATTTCAGTGTGTAACCAAAATGCTTGTGCTTGTGGTAACCAACCTTCTGTATAATACTCGGGGTATTCAAAAGGTTTATACGCTATTCTTTCATCAAATAATCCCATATTAATTTTCTTCTTTTATGTATTCAAAAGCAATATCTACAAATGGTAAATACACTACGTGTTGTACCACATCTTCTTGCTCATACGTTCTAACACCTATAAGCACTCCTGGATATAATCCGATAGATATTCTAAATGCTTTCATTTTATCTTTTTTTACCTTGTCCTCTATATTTTTTTTTGTAATACTTAGACGATTTAAGTCCAGATGTTTTTGTTTTAGCGTGAACACCCGGTCTTCTTACTTTTTTTCTTTCTAATACAGTATATGTTATTGCTCTTCTAGCCATGTACTTTTACTTTATATTTATTATGTATTTCAATAAGCTCATTCCATCTAAGAAATCCTCTATTAGCAGCCCACTTCATATATTTTTCTATTTGTCTTTCTTTATATTTAAGCCTAGCTATTTTCTTTTGCTTTTCAATATCTCTATTACTTTGTCGCATTCTTTTTGATTTTGCGGTTTAAATAAAATATAATTAGGAAACTGTTGAGTAACTAATTTTTTAAATAGCTTCCACCTAATAGGAAATGATTCATTAGGCCTACCTTTAGTTTCTATTATAAAGTTTTCACCAATAAAATCTGGTGTATACTTTATAGGTAATATTCTTTTTTCACCTCTATTCATAAAATCTCCTTTAGAATTAGATTGTCTTTCGTAAACTTCATTATCAAAATGAAAACCGTTTAACAAAACAAATGTTTCGCCTTCATACTTTGCACGTATTTTTGCATTTTTTAACGCTTGATACATATACTTTTCTAATCCAGAAGCAAAAGTAAAACCATCGTATTCAACTTTGTTTGATCTTACAGGGCCTTTCTTTTTACTCCTCCTCTTGTAAGTTCTTCTCATGTCTTAGTTCTATATCTTTTAGATACATCTCTTCAATTTCAGATCTTAATGCTTGTCTTGTTTTTTCAATATAATTAACTGCATCCATTAATTCTTCTTGAATATGTTGTAGCCATGTATCTAATGGTTGATCATCCTTATGTAATGTTATGCCGTATTTTTTATAGCCAACATCAGATCTTTGAATGATTTTATTTATTACTGATTCTATTACTTTATCTCTTACTTTCATTATTTATCTTTTACAAATGTTCCGTTTATCATTCTGCCAGTTCTATTAGAAATCTCATCATAAGCAAACTGCATGCAAGCTTCAATAGATACGCCGGTAAACTCGGCGAGATTAGTAAGAACAACAATACAATCACCAATAGCATCGATAGCGCCTTCTTTGTCATTGTCAAGAATAGCTTTGGATAGTTCTCCTGTTTCTTCATATAGTTTTATTAATTGTGTTTTCTTATCGCCTTTTTCATATATATCTCTATCTTTTGCCCATTGTCTTATTAAGTCAAAGATAGGTACACTCTCAGCTATGAAAGCTTCGTAGTATGCTTTATTATAAATATAACTACGTTCTTTATCATACATTGATGTATACGAGTTTTCTTTAATCCATTTAATTGTATCATCGGATATTTCAAACTCGCCTAGTGAAGTTTTCCATGTATGTCCTAAATTCTTTTTAAGATTTTTATGTAAATCTTTTTTAGGAAATGGAAATGTTGAGGTTTGCTCTGTTGCATTTATCTTCATTTTATTTACTAAATTCTTATATAGTGTTCTATCAACCGTATACCCATAGATTTTTTGAAGCTCTATTTCTCTATCTGATATATAATTAATATCTGATGAAGAATCTAGAACTTCATATTCTCCAGGCTTATAGCCCTGCACAAGCGTAACTCTATTATTTAAATCACGTGTAACGCCAATTTTTTTATTAGGTATATGATAAATATAATATACTTCGTTCATAATATTTTATTTTCCAACTGATAACTTAGCCTTAATTAAAGGGCTATGCTTATAATTTTCAATTTTAATTGTATCATTAGGAGGTATAAATACAAAGTCGTTAGCACCCTCTCTTAATTTAATACCACCCCATTCTAATTTTAATTTAGGTAAATCATATTGCTTAGCTGCAATATATTCTTCTGCTTGTTTTAAATGATTATTATATAAATGACAATCACCTAAGCTAGCGATTAATCTGCCAGGTTTCATATTAAAACCATCGGCAATTAATTCTAATAACAATCCGTACATTGCTATATCATATGGTAAACCTAGAAATACGTCTGCACTTCTTTGTCTCCACATTAAATCCAGTTTACCTTCGTTATAATATAACTGGAAAGAATCATGACAAGGAGGCAATACCATATCGTGAAGATCAGAAACGTTCCAAGCTGAAACCATGAGTCTTCTACTGGAGGGATTTTTCCTAAGCTCCTGAAGAACCATTTGTAATTGATCGATGCCATTAAACTTCCTCCACTGATGACCGTAGACGGGACCAAGTTTTCTATCAGTCCTATTAGATCGTTTATAATCATCAAGCCAATAGCGGACGCCGTTATCAAGAAGATAATCCAAGTCGCTTCGACCTTGGAGAATCCAAAGTAATTCTGTTTTTGCATTATTAAAATTTATTTTCTTTTTTGTTAATAAAGGAAAGCCAACTTTCATATCATGATATAACATTCTACCAAACACAGATTTTGTGCCTGTCCCTGTTCTATCATCTTTATCTTTACCTCCGTATAATATACCAGAGATTAAACCTATATATTCATTTTCTATATTTCTCATAATAATATAAACAAGTTTTATACATTTGTTTTTGACATTCACCTGGTTTATAACATTCAGGTGAAACATTTGCTTTTTCTCCTTTTTTGTATGGGCCTATATTAATAGTTATATACCAACATTTTGGTCTTGAACCTGTAGTTTCAGGTTTGTAAGATATTCTTACATTATTATTAATACACCAATTAGATGCTTTTATTTCTTCAGGAGTTGGGAAGTATGTTCCCATAACGCCTTTCTTTCTTTTTCTACCAACATCTAACGGTCTTACAGTTCCACCCATATTATCTTTATTATATCGTATTTAATACGTATCATTCCCAAGGTAATATTGTATCTTCAGTTAATGTTTCAGTATGAGGTATATAACAACCAGACTTTGGTTCCCATGTAAAGAAACATTCCGCGCCGTTTTCACCTAAGTTTTGAAATTTAACTTTTAATACTTTAACCTTTGTTGTTTTATTTTCATAATCTCTATGAACTAATAATCCGTGGTAACTAGCGTCATACCATTCACCTCCACCTTTAATGTTATACATTGTAGGCTCTTCTATTTTACCACTTGAATCTTTATACATCTTTGTAGGGTGCGCAACTATCATAACTAATACATCATATTTTTTTGCAAATATTTCAATCTTAGTTAAGTACTCCATTGTATAACGATTTACATCTTCTGTATTAGAATCAACATCTCTTATCTTATTAAAAGGATCAATTACTAAACATTTAATACCTTTACGCTTTACAAGTTCTGCACCTTTCTTTAATACAGAATCTAAAGTATAACGTTCCATATCAATAAAAAAGAAATTATCATTTATATATTCTGATATTTGTTTCCATTTATCATTTGATATATCTTTTTTAGATGGCATACCTTCCCATAATTTTCTCATTAATTTATGAGCATGTAGATATGTAGGTGCATTTTCTGGTGACGCAAAAGCTATTTTCCAATTATACTGTTTATTGTATCCAATAACCATTTGATCCACAAAATCTGATTTACCAGAAGAAGGAATGCCAGTAACAGTAATAAACTGGCCAGTATAGGTAGAAAATATTTCATCAAAATTACGTAAACCAATTTGAAATCCTGGTTTAAATCCATTCTGTACAAAATCTGTAACCTCGTTTTCAATATCTTTAAATGTTGTAACGTTTTCAAGTGGTACAGGTTTTGAGTTCTGAATAGCATAAATAAGTTTTTCTTTGCCATGTTTTAATAAGTATTCATTAGCGTCTTTACAATCATCAAAAGAAGATGTATAACAAACCTCAGCACCAAGTCTTCTTATTAACTCTTGTCTTAATGCTTGGCCTGGTTCATCTTGATCAACTGCAATTATTACTTTATCTTTATCAGAAAAATAATCTATACAATTATCTAAGTAATCTAAATTATTATTACCAAGTGTTGCGCCGTTAGGTACAGATATTACATTGCTAATGCCAGCTTCATGTAAAGATAATACATCTATTTCACCTTCAACTATTACACAAAAAGAATGGCCTACAATAGAATCTATATTATAAAAGATCTTTTCAGCACCTTTATATAATTTAAAATTCTTGCGGCCATCTCTGTATTTTATATTGATGAGTTCACCACCCATCATATAATTAAACTTAATTGTATTTTCTTCTTTATTGGTTTGTGGCATATACTCAGGACCCTCAGAGACGTTTAAGTCTTTAAGAGTCTGCTGAGATATACCTCTACCTTTAAACCATTCTATAACCTTCGAGCTCGGCTGTTTAGGAGTATAATCCGGACGGACATAAACTTTATCACTTTCACCTTTTCTTTTGAAGGTATGTAATTGAAACGTTTTATTGCAGTTGTGGCAAGTACCTAAACCTGTTTCCCAGTCTAACGAAGCACACTTCTTTTTTTTATTTTCAGGTTTGCGTAAATGAGAACATATAGGACATATGCTTTCATGTGCGCCAACACTTAAATCAAATTGGTTAAACTGTTCAATCTGGAAACCATTAATTTCCGTGGTATTTACTTGCATTTAATTAAATTAATTTTTGTTTCAATTATTAAAATGGTAAATCATCCTGAGCAACTTGCGTTGTAGGCGCAGCCTGCTGAGGTTGACTATCTGTTCTTACTGGCTGAGGGAATTCACCATCAGTCCAAACTACTTTAGCATTACCTAAAAATGTTCTTTGTTCTTTAGCTTCTCGCTCTTCTTTTGTTTGAGCAACAGCTACAGGACCATGATTACCATAAGCGTCAACATCATTATTAACAGTAATTGTTATAGGTAAATACTTACCTTTTTTACCTGTAATAACTTTATCTTTTGGTATCATACTTAGGTTAATGCTTGTATTAATTATTCCTGCCATATTAGTATGTATTTAATTGAGAAAACATTCTTTGAAGTTGCATTTTATTTGCACCAGTTGTTCTTCTTAAATTATCAACAGCTTTTACATGTGATTGATTACCGTAAAAGTTTCTTTCACTTGTTGTAATTCCTGTTACACTACAAGTTCTTTTTTTTGTTCTTGCCATAATATTAAATTAAAGTGTTTTAGTTAAAAAATATTGCGATGGGTCGAAGCCATCAGTTTTAAAGAATAGTTCATATGCTTCAGTAGCTCTAATAACTTTATCTCTACCTGATTCATAGAATTCATCTGAACAATCAAATATTCCTATTTGATGTGTTGTTTTATCCATTACAATAAATAACATATCATAACCAAACATTTCTCTATAAATGTAAGCTTGACTGTCATAATTATAACGATAAGCTGATGATTTAAATTTATTTACATCAGCACTTGTTTTTAGATCAACAATTAATTGTTCATCTTCATTTATAATATCTGCTTTACCTTTCCACATATTTCCAAACAACCTTACTATCCCCGGTTGTTCGTATTTGATACGTGATTCTTTTCGTGAACCTTGTATATAATCTTTACATACATTGTTACTAAGCAAACGTTCTCGCATTAAATCTATACGGTCAGCTTCATGCTCTAATAAGCATAACTCACCCTCTGATACTTCTTTATATAATTTAGTATTTCTTGTTTTAGATTTTACAATTTTATATTTATGTAATTTATCTGGTTCAAGTATACTAGTATGAAAGTATCCGCCCACTAAGAAAGCTGCTGTTTGTTCAGACGGCTTTTTAAAACTTAGTGGATCTTTTAATAATGCGGATATGTCCGAGTTACTTAAATACTGTTTTCCAAACTCTCCATAATAGTGTTCGTCAGATTTAAGTTTTTCTAAGACTTCTTCTTTTACCATTTACAGTGTTGTTAATTCCTTTTCTTGTTCAGGTGTCATTGAATACTTCTTTTTAATAGCTTCAACTTTACCGCCTGATTTAACATATTCTTGTGCTTTTTTAAGCTGTGCTGATGTCATAGTAGCCTGACCATGCGTGTTAGTTGCATCCGAGTCTGCTGTATCATCTATAAGTAATAAATTACCTAAAGCATACTTTTTACCATAAGACGAAGCTGAACCAAATTGTTGAGGTGTTTGCATACCTTTTTGATTCAAATCAACTCCGACCACAGCTGTAGCTGAAATAAAAGCTTCGCTTTCAGAGTCATGTATTTGTGCTCTCGATTGAATAATAGGAACATCATTTCCAAAACCCATTTGTAAGTCCTCATGTATTACGAAATAAACTTTATATTTATCGCAAAATGGTTTAAGTGCTTCAAGAATATCTTCGGCTGATCTGAAGTTATATTTGCCGAATGAATTATATCGCGATTTTTTCGCTTTGAATTGTTGTTGAATTAAACTTAATTTTTCGTTTATTGTCATAGTGTATATATATTATTACGTGTTATTTTAAATTCTTAATAACCAAGTCTATAGAATACCCAAGCTTGTTTTGATCTTGGTTTTGTTACTATTAAACTTGTATTCCCGATATAAAATAAAAGCTCGTACTCGTCTTCTATATCATCTCTAATTACTCTTAGCTCTCCATCAATTAATTCTAATTTGCCAGAGGCTAATATACCTTTAGTATCTCTTCTAATAAATGTTTCATTAGGTTGAATTGTTAAAAGTTCTTGGTCTAAATTATACCAACTACCGTATAGTTCTGGTGGTATAGGTTGAGGTTTTTGCGTATAGCAAAAGCTCGTCATTAATAAAAATATAATTAATTTTCTCATAAAAAATCTAATACTTGTGATTTATCAACTGTTCTAATTAAATTATCAATAGCGTCTCGTTTTATCTGCGAAACGCGAACGTAGTTGGCAGTGCCTTCTATGTTAAGTTTATGTGCAATATCTTTTGCACTCATTTTATCACAATCAAGCCCATAGCTCATACGTAGTACATCATATTCTCTTTCAGATAGATTCGCCTTCATCAAACCTAATAAGTATTTATTTATAATATCAATATTATATTGTTTACTTGTATCAGGTACCTGCATTGCAACATTGTCTTCTTCATTTTCATATTCAATATCTATGCTAGAAAATATACTGTTAAAAAACATTTGTACTATCTTCTTATCGCCACCATCAGATTTTCTAATCTCATTTAACTTATATTCAGGTATACGCATGTTACCCCTATTTATATCAATCTCTCTTCGTATTGCGCCTCTTATTCTCTTAGTTAAAAATGAATTTAAAGTTTTAAGCGGGTCATCTGATTCATTAACTACATCCCAATCAATTCTGTCTATAGCTAATATTAAACCTTCTGAGCCTGCTTGTATCATATCATTTATACTAAGTACACCTGAAGCTTGATCGGACGTTGAAAATCTTCTAGCTACGGACTCGACTAGTGGTAAGTGTTCTATTATTAAAGTATGTCTCTCAGAGTATTTATTTTCTGAGGCTAAAATTAAACTATTATCAAGATCGTTTTTATATCTTATATAGTTTTGTACGTTATATCTCTTCATTTAAAAATGATTTTTCGTTAACTAATCCTTTAGTTATATTTCTATAAATCGTTCTTGTAGATACGTTTAAAATAGTAGCAATCTTATTTATTGTTATCTTTTCTTTATTATCGTTAATAGACAGCATAGCTTCATATATATCTTCTGGTTGTGCTTTTTTTTGTCTACCTATTAACTTACCTATTATTTGTTGTTTTTGTTTAGTTGTTAATCCAGAGTTATCTCTGAATATAATTTTTCTTAATTTATTTTTTGGTGGTTCTTCTTGGTCATATAAATAACATTCATCAATTATCTTTTCTTGTATTCTTTTAGGACAATAGAATGTTATAAAGCCATTTTCTTTATTACATATAAATTCTGCAAGTGTATCAAAATCAGAGTGTGTCATTTTAGGATTAAGATACCATAGCACTAATAGGTGCCATTTAAGAGATTTATACGTAGTTATCTTAGCTTTACTACGAAATAGAGCATAACATTCATAAGTTCCGTCTTCATAATACCAACCCCAATTGTATCTTTCTGTTGGTATATCACTGATAGGATCACGTCTGTATAATATTCTATTGTCGTTTAAGTATTTCAAATTTCTTTCAAATAACATTTAAATAAACCAAAGGTTATTAATTATAATACATAAAATAATAAACGCTATAGCTATAATCCAAAGAGGTAACCCTATATAAATTAAAACTTTATTTAGCTCTTTTTTTCCCATAGCGCTTATTACTTTTTTGTGCTTTTTTTATTTTATCTCTTATGCCAAATACATTTGACTTTACTAAATGTTTATATATTTTATAACTCATATTATTCAAAAAATAGTTTAACGTATAATAAAATAAGTATTATTAACATAATATATGCAAAGTAATCCATGAAGTCCCAATCTTTAAACATCATGTCTTATTATTTCAAATTCATTATCTTGTGATAACATCCAACCGTCAGCTTCCATACTCATAGTATTATGAGCGTCAACATGGTGCATAACGTCTTCTTGACTATCAACATTATATATATGTAATTTGCCGTGTGTATAATCTAGTATTGTTAATTTCATATTGTTATTATCTTTATTAATTCGTATTTGTTACGTAATTGGTAATTGGCTATATAAAGCATTGCATTCTGATTCAAGAAACTTTATATGCTCTTCCATTGCTTTAACTCTGTGATTTAAATAATCAATTAAATCATCTTTGTTACCTCTAAATCTTGGTGTTTCATTTATAGTATCATTCTTAACTATTAATTCACCATCTGTTGTTATTTTATATTTCTGGATATTCAATTGCTTGTATTTTTAGTTTGCCTTTATTATTCTTTTCACTGTAATATATAGCAGTGATTTGATCGCCATACTTTTTAAGTAATTTGATTTGTTCATCGGTAAATTCAAAATTAATATTAAATGAACCGGTTCCTTGTCTTCCGTTTGTATTTAAAAACATCATCATATTATTCTGGTTTATTGTATTTATGCCATTTATCAATCATAGGTTCATCTAAACTATAATCAATATAAAACACGTAATCGTCTATTTCAATATACATTACATGCTCATTTTTAATATCTATTTTCATAATTTATAATTTAGTTGCGACGGTCAGATTCGAACTGACGACCTCTAGGTTATGAGCCTAGCGAGATTCCTAACTTCTCCACGTCGCTATAGGTTTAAGGAACAAATCTCCCCAGATTTGAATTACATTGGTCAAGGGCCCAACAACCTAAGGACTGCCCATTGGTCTTATGCCCTGATATTTTATAGAGAGGAATAAGGGTCATTCTGGCATTACCTTTTTATGTGACCGTTTTGTAATCAAACCGCCAGACATTATTCCACTCATAACTAAAATAAATAACTAACCTAATTGAAAGTTATTTTTTATATGCTTGTTAAAGAATTTACCGATCGAATAACTGTTTCTCATTTTTTGAAATAGTTTTACAGGTACATTCTGATATAAATAGTTATCATCATTTTGAAACTTAACTACTAAGCTTCTTTGTTTTCTAAAATATCTCATAGACTGTATTGCTGACGAGTCTACAGATAAAGTTTCATAATTTATTTTTCTCATATTTATTTATTTTAATTTATTATATTATCTTACTATTGTCGTATTTGTTACGTGCCACTTGTTGCGTCTTTTCTAAAGTCGTCGTTGTTTAACATAAACGCGTCAAACTCTTCACGCTTTTGTAAAATCCAATCTTCTTGATTTTTAAACTTATCTATAATCTTCATAGCCTCAATTAATGAGTCTACAGTTTTAGATTCAGTTCCGAATACGGTTATATGTTTTACTATAAACAAACCTTTATCTTTGGGGTGTCGTTTGATATACCAGTTATCCCCGTTCATTTCAGTATCTTTTATTTTTTCCATAACTTTTGTAATTTTTCGTTGGTTATTTGGTATATGGTTTCGATATTATCATCGGTGTGTATAGCAAGATCGAGTGCCCATTCACATGCTTGGTACCAATCTTTTGGTCTTACCTCATAATATTCATGTTCTGCAAATATATCATAGTTTAAATTTTCTACAATTGATTTTGAAGTATCTAAATATATTGCTTGGTCTTTAATCCATTGTTCAATTAATTGTCTAACATAATCTTGCTCAACAATAAATTCCTCCACAGAAAATTCTGGTGAAGATTCTGCTTCAAGCACTAAACTATCTGAAACTGATTCAATCATCAAATCAGAATACTCTGCTTGCCAATATCTATATTTTGCACTATCCATCATAACCCGGAAATCTATTGTAATCTATTAAGTCTTTTAATATTTCAACATTGGTTTTATCTTTACTAGATATAACTTCTGTATCTTCTGTCTCAATCGAATGTAGATAAGATGTTTCCCATGATGTTGGATTATCTACAAACAATGCTACGACCTTAAGTCTGTCCTCAGCGTCAAGGGTTTCAAAACCAAATTCGCCATGGTTTTCTTGAGCCATATAATCTAATATGCCTTCAAGTAATTTATCATCTATTTGTTGTGAATATTTAGTCATCGTTTAATATTTTAGTTATTGCTTTTATTGAATTATATATATGTTTATCTAGATACTTTTTATCGTATCCGCTATGAAGTGCTTCCTCATAGTGCTTAGTTTCATCATCAATTAGATAGTCTACTAATTTTTCTGCATGAAAAGCTAAGTTGTCTATTTGTTCTCTTGTATATGTTCTCATAGTTATTTATTTAGAATTTTCTTTTTATCTCTTGTCTAATCATTTCGTAT